CAAAATCAGAGTTAGATACAGCAGAAGCTATAAAACCTTGAGGAATAATAAGTGCGTAAGGTCTTCCTGATTTAATTTTAATAGTTCCTAAATTATAAAATGTACCCGCTGTTGTTAAAGTAACTCCCGCTAATGAAGCAGTTCCAATCGATTGAATAACTCCTTGTGGAGAATAACCCCCTTCAATCATACAAGAAGAACATACTTGTTGTAATATTGCTGCACCTGATATTGTTCCTGTTGTTTCTATTTCATATCTAATAGGTAAGTTTGCAGTTTGCATATAAACGGTATCTAAATTATTAGCATTAAGAAATGTATGTGCTGTAATAAATTTACCATCTATTACAAAACCAACTCTTACACTTCCCATACCCAACCATTCATAATCCGTAAATAAAATGGTCGCTTTAGTTGGATCGAGTGTATAACCACTAGCTCCTGTTCCATCTAACTTATCACCATTCCAAGATGATTGAGCAACATCGTTATCTACAGCAGAACCTGTTACATAAGTACGTCTGACAATTTGATAACCTGTTCCTGTATCTTCAAAAAAAATTCCATTGTTTGCATCAAAACTTCCAACACGTTGTTCTAATCCAGATTCTTGTGCATTCATTACAAATGTATTAAATACAAATAATGATTTGCCAGGTTGGTAAGACATAACTCTTTTGGATTGTCTTATAACTTTATCACCACTCGCTGTGGTTACATTTAAATTAACTGTAGATTTATTTGATGTGTAAGTAACAGTTCCAGATCCTGTTAGGTCTTCATCAAAGAGATCATTTTTTGACATTACATTTGTACTATCAAAAATAGTAAAGGGGTTAGATACTCTTAATCTCCCAAAGGCATCATAAGCGTTTGAGCCATTTCCCCCACCAATAACGGTTGGTTCGACATTGACATTATTACAACTCATCGACTAAAGTACCATGCCTCTGCTTCGGATTTGTTTTCGGAGTCCACTGTATACGTCGTATTTAATTGTTGAATTAACGCCTCTAAAACACGAATTAATTCATTAAAGTTCTGAGCTTGATACTCAGGGGTGGGATCAGGGAATCTTTGTAGGGTTAATTTAGCCATAATTTAAATAATAATAGAATTTAAATCAGATGTATACCAAATAGCTAACACATATCTTTTGCCTTTTGTAATAGGGCTAACACCATGTAGATATTTTTTTCCATCAAAAAAAACAGTTTTTCCAATTTCTGGTTTAACTATAATACCGTTCTTAAATATAGTTTCTCCACCCAAATAATCATCATTAAGGTAGGTAATTGATGTTAAATTTGTTGTATCTCTAGCACCATCAAAATGCATGTCTTGTTTAGAATTTATTTCCCAAATTGTAATTTCGATTTTTTCTGGATATGCAATAATTCCTCTTTTACCGATAAAATTTGAAAAATAATTAATTAATTTCTTTGTAAAAAGATGGTTTACATCTTTTAAATCAAATACTTTTATATCTCTAAAAGGTCTTGCTTTTTGTTCATTATCTATTGCTAGCCTTACTAATGAATTACAAATATCTTTATTAAACAGACTTTCTTCAATAAGAATCATAAATAATTATCTTCTGCCATCGGGTTGGATATCAAAACGCATTGTCCCTAATCTCCAAGCTGTGCCTGTTGTGTTGGATACAATATTCGCTGTGAACTGTCTTCCTCTTCCTCGTAAGTCTACTTTTTCTGTTCCAGAGGTAAAGCTTGTTGATTTAGTGACTGCATTCGCATCATTGGGATAACGTAAAAATTCAAAATCTAGATTGAGAGTACCACTTTGGTTTTGAACATCAGGTATTAATTTAGAGACAAAAGAGAAATCATCACCTTGTCCTATTTGAACAGCACCTGATTTTAAATAAGCATCCATTGCTTCACCGTCGGCATCATTGCCTTGTTCGTGTAAATAGATTTGTGTTGCACCCGAAGTTAGTCCTAGAATTGTTTCATTGTTGGCAGTCGTATTACCTAGATATTGCGTACCAATAGGATTATCATACGTCTCTCGATCAACCCAAGATGTACGAGCCAAAGTCCCTGTCCACCAAGTCCCTTCTACATAATTATAAGCAACAATTGCATTGATTTGGTCCGAACCTGTTCTTGCATAAAACCAAAGAATTTCATTAAACTCACCATTGTGCCCTGCAAAAGCATTCTCGGAAGCTGTTTGATTGATATTGTTAAAAACAAATTGTTCCACGGTACATGGTAGTTTTTTCACTGAACCATCAAATGTATAGAAAGAATCTTGTGACATCCAAAAGCTATTACCGTTTAAATCTATGCCTGCATGCTGCCCAATGATTCCACAGTTTTGACCGAGTTGTCGTAGACCAAAAGTAAAAGGAGGACCAATAAATTGTAAAGAGTGGAGTGAAGTATCTGTCCATACTAATGTTTGACCTCTCGAGCGTTCAGCAGCCATGATCCGTGATCCGTCGGCAATCCTTAGTGAACCTGCGGTATTTTCTGCGGTAGGAGTATAATTGTTAATATCTTCTTGATCCGAGAATCGAAGTAATAGATCATCTTGTTTTGCAGGATCACCTATAATGGTTTCTGTTCCAAATAAAATTAAATGTCTGTCTGGTGAGGAAACTAAACTGAGTCGTGAAGTTGTCGGAGCGTTCGCTACAATCGCAGCTCTAGTAGATACACCAGCAGAGGTATCCCAACGATACGTACCACCATTTAAAACAGTAGCAATTAAATCCTCACCAAAGTTATCGAGTGACCATTGTCTTGCTTCTAAAGTTACATTCGAAACGGTAGAAGGCTCACCCCAACCCCCTAAACCATAACCATCGGTTCCCCAACCATAAGCAGCAGTTGAAAAGCTCGGACCAGGATTGATTTGATATTCTGCATTACCTGTTCCTCCGCCACCTGCGGTTGAACCACTAGCATTCGATGTATGAGTCACCGTATAAGCTGAAGTATTAACAACAGTCGTCACTTCAAATTCTTGATTCATATCGAGTCCGTCAATCGTGGAGAAAGAATCAAAAGTCACAAAACTACCTGCCTCACAGCCATGACCTGCATCGGTGACTAAAACAGTGGCTGTTCCATTGGTGGTAAAAGGATCAGTTAAAGCTTCGGTTGCTCGAATCGGAGTAATGTCAAAAATTAATCCTTCTTCGTAAACATATAATTTTCGATCAGTGCCAAAGGCATCATATCTTGTGCCATCTAAAGAAATCCAAGCATGTTGATCTCGTACCACACCGACAATCGTGGTTTCAACAAACTTGTCCCAACCTTTAATTTTTTGGGGAAGGCCATTAAAAAAGCGTACATTATCGGAATCAACCCATTGTCCTTGACCCGTGTAATCGGTAACTTCTTTATTAATGCCTGGTTTTATCGTAAAATTAGTTAATGGCATTTAGCCAATATACTACAATTTCCTAAAATTAAAAGCTATTGAAATTCTTTCGTGATCTACGCCATTACAAGCACTAACAGAGTGAGGTTGTATTCCTTTAAAAAAAATCATTTGTTTTTCTTTTGGATAATAATGGCAAATACTGTCATTTAAGGTAGGAATAAGACTGTGAAAATTTAAAGTTGCTTTTTCACAACAAACTTTGTGATAGTATACTCCTGACCAACCATCTAAGTTATGATTATGTGTTTTATTCGAGTGTTCTCCCTTATTTATATTTATCCAAAAATTTGATAATGTTACCTTTTGGTTAATTGAAGCTAAACTATTGATGGCAAATGATATAAGTTCATGAAAACCAAAGGTAATGTCATTACTTTGATATCCGCCCTCATTACTAATTACTCTTCCTTTATCAAAAGTTACAAGATGTTTTATGTGTGCATCTATCTGATCTATATCTCCAAGGTATTCATTAACAAAAAAAGAATCTTTATGAATAATTTCTTCAATCATTTTTTCTGAAACATAGAACCAACATGACCTTTGAAAGCTCTATTTCCGAAGTGAGTTAAAGGCATGGCTACATCCGCCCATATCTCTCCACCACATTCTTGCCATAATCGAGAGAAGTAATAATCTTCAGATAAATATCTAATTTGTTTTTTACCTGTATCGTAAGGACCAACAGCGAATAAGTCGTAGCAGTTATCTGATTTAAAAGATTTACCGTTAATAATTTGATCCGATTCATATTTACGCTCCGGGAACTTTTTCATCATGGTGCGAAAGACTTCTCTTTTCACCAACATCATTCCTGTGGCTGCTTCATTAACTTTACAAAAACCATCTTTCATTGTAACGTTCATAGGATCATCAAAATTAAGATTGTATCCCAAAGACTTAGCCTCTAGTTCTTCTTCTGTTGCATTTGGGTTTTCTTTTAAGGCTTGTTTAATTTTTTCAAAGTGAACATGTTTTCTTGGATAAATACCACAAACGACGTCTTTATCTGCACACAATAATCTTTCAATATTTTGAGCTTGAAAACCTATATCAGCATCGATAAATAATAAGTGAGTGGCCACATAATCGGTTTGATCCATCATCATGGAGACAATGGTATTTCGAGCTCGAGTAATTAAACTTTCATTACCCATGGTTTGAACTCTCATTCCCACTCCCTTGGCCATGGACCATTGTTGTAATTGCAACAATCCGTGCATGGTGTTCTCGGTTAACATCCCACCGTACATCGGCATTCCTAAGAATATTTTAAAATTTTTATCTTTCAGTTCTTCTGGCTTAATCATTTATGTTCTCCTAACATATTTCTTTTGTCAAATTTATTTTCTTTATAAGGTCCTTCTTGATCCACATAATGTAAAAACACAGTGATAAAATGATCATGTGTACACATTTCTCTCCAATGAATTTTATCCATTCCTTTAAAAATTACTGCATTGTTAGGAATCATAGAAAACTTGTGATCAATTCGATACCTTTTGTATTCTCTTCTTTCACTATAGTATTTGTAATCAGAAGTCTCATCTTCCTCTCCAACAAATATTTCATAAGGTTGATCAATAGGATCTGCTCCTAAACAGAGAGCTACGGTGTATTCACAAGACGCTCGGTCAGTGTGTATTTTTAAATCAGAATCTTTGTCATAAATTCTAAAATAAGAATAAGTTGGCCATAATTTTTTTCCTACATTTTGTTCAACAACAGAAGTGCTCATGTCCATTAGTGTTTCCATTAAATAATCACTATGCTCTCCAATCAAAGAATTTGTTTGAGAATCAATATTAAATTTTTTTTGATTAGAAAATTTAATCACTGAATAAGAATAGGCCAAGTTTAAAATCTGTTGGGGTAAAAATTCTTTAATAAAAATTGGTTTCATTATATTACCCACCCTATTAAAGCATATCGTGTTCCCTTTGTAATTTTGTTGACTTGATGAGGAAACATAAAATTAGAAGGAAAAACAACAGCATCCCCTACGTTTTGTGGTATCGTGTGGTGTCCTCCTGGAATGTCAAAAACAAATTCTCCACCTTCATATTCATTATTTAAACAAATCGAAATAGATAGATGTCTTTCACTACAATCATATCCAAAATCATGATGAAAATTGTAACCTGCTTTAAATTCATTTTTATCGTATCGAAGAATGTCTAATTGAGATATTTTTTTGATATCTAATTTTTGATGTTGACTTTTATAATGTTTTACACAATCAAATATTTTTTCTTTAACTGCATTTAAACAAATTCTTTCACCTAAAGATTTAGGTTCTAACAAAGATCGAGTTAAGCAATTTCTTATGTTTTTGTTAACCCCTGATCCAACAGTTCCAGCATCGTCATAATCATTATCGAAATAGGAAATAATTTTTTTACAAAAAACTTGAGGAATTACTTTTTTTACTTCTAAAATATATTCTTTCATTTTTTATTTATACACAATTACTTAGTAAGTAATACTTAGTAAGTAATACTGTGTGCAGTCAGATAGTTATCTCTGGCTGTATTTGCAGTTGATGTGGCATTTGCTTTAACATTTGCATCATCTGAATTTATAGATGTGTCATAAGAATTTTCCCAAACATCTTGAGCCTCACATCGTATGACAACATTCGTTGCCCACTGAGGAAAAGAAGATAGAGATTCATTTTCTCTATTATCGATGTACTCTAATTCACCTGTATTCGTAGTAGCATTCCACTGTAAAGCATGAACATTAGCATCAATCTCAGTGTGAGATCGAATATTTAAATAAACATTGTTGTCTAAGTAGACATCAGACTCTGTATTTCCTGTCCCTAATGCTGGACCATCGCCATTTAAAGGACCAGCAGCATCAAAAATAATAGTTATTTTTGAATTTACTGTTGTGTTATTTACTGTTGTTGCCATCTTTTTTTCCTTTCTTTGTTTTTACCTTATTATTACTTAATTGTCTAATGGTTTCATCCTCTTTATCAGGATTATTTTCTTCAAGAGCTTTTTGATGATCTCCTATTTTTCCAAATAAACTACTAATATTTTTCATTTCTTTTCTTGTTTGAGGATTAGCAGCTAAAATATTATTCATGACGTTTTGACCTTTAACCATTTCATTTCGAAAAGATTCGGTGGCAGCTTGAACACCTGTCATTTTCGCTGAATTTTCTACTAAGAGTAAAGGAAGCCAAGCAATTGAACATCCCCATTCTTGAACATCTAATCCTGTTTGAGGGTGTTTTCCCTGAAGCATATTATACCAAAGACATTGATGCTTAATACATTTTTTTTGCAATAACGGACACTTGCCATCTGGATCGAATATAGGCATTAATTCTCTACAACACTCATAAAACAATTAATAGTAACTCTTGAAGTAGCTGTATCTGGGTATAAAGCTTGCATGCAAGAATGTAAATGATTAGAAGGGAACAACAAAGCTCTATTTTCTTTAAAACCTACAGCAATAGATAATTCCTTATCGTTATAAAATCCTGTTCCATTACAAAACCCCTCTTTGCCAGTAACAAAAATTAAGCAATTAGTATCACTATCGTTGTTATCTACATGAGGGTTCATCTTATCATCTTTTCTTTCATGCAAACACATTGTGTTTATTATATATTTTTTTTCAAAAGTATCTTGAATATTGTTTTTTATTGTATCAAACAAGTTTGAATGAGAGGATTTGAAATCAAGACTTCTAGTTCCTTGCCAATTTATTTTTTCACCAAAATTAGCTTCCCAATCTTGATCACTATATACAGGAATTTTTTGTAAACTTTCCTTAATTTTATTAATATCTGAAAAAAAATTATCTTTTATTTGAATCACTTAATCTTTTGCAGCTACAATCACGTTTGCGTATTTAACGTCAGCGGCAGGGACAGTGACAGAAACATCAGCAGTTGCGCCTGATAAGCTTCCACTAAAGGGGTGAGAGTGAGATCCACCACCACCTGAAGAATCAGTGTTGACAGAAAATCTCTGCACTACACCATTTGGAGAAAAAGGGGCTGGTTGTACAGAAAAGATTGTATTAGGTGGACTTGTTGGGCCAGGATTTTCATTTTGTCTTGAACCAACCGGATAGCTATGGCTGTGAGACGCTATGGTAGGGGTGGATAAAGTTGTTCCTCCCACTGTACCACTAAGAGAACCTGAAACAGGAGCTGTGTCTGTTCCTGATTTATTTGTTGTTGCTAAAAAGGATGCGAAATATGATGTCGAACCACCTGTACCGCCACCCGTTCCTGTCACCACTGACATCACGGTGTTTGATAAAGCAGAAGCTGTATCTTGTGTCCATCCTGTCGGAGCGGATGCTTGATAAAAAACCATTTTTGTTCCTGACTCAAAAGGATCAACACCTGTTAAACCTGCACCGTTACCTGTAAAAGATGTAGCATCAACAACACCATTTGATGATATAGTGACATTGCCTGCAACATTAACAGTGTTGGTTACATTTAAAGTGTCTTTAACAGAAACTGTTCCAAGAGAATTTGCAAAGAGATCAACGACAGTATCGCCTGTACAATATTGTACAGTGTGAGCACCTTGAGTGATAACTGAACCATTGGAACCGTGTCCTGTCGGTGCTACAGTTAAAGTAAAAGAACCAGAAGTATTATTAAAAAAGATATAATTATTTTCGACAGCGGGAATAAATACAGTAATGTCCCCTGTTAAAGTTCCTGTAAATTCAATGACTTTATTAGAGGATTCAGCAGTTGGATCAGCATTATTAGAGGTCAATGTGACGTTCGAAGAACCTGCAACATCTTTTGATAAATAACCCGCACTAAAAGCGTCAAGTGTTTCTAAGTTTGTATTAGTATTATTTCCCCATGTATTGGCGTTAGCGCCTGTTTCCATGAGTTCGAGTTTGAGTCTATCTGAATATGTACTTGCCATGTTTTAAACCTCTTTAAAATATATCTTTTTTTATCCTTCAAGCAACATTTTTTATGCTGCTACTTCGATCCAAGTATTACTTGCACCTGTTACTACATTCGCCCATGGAGTCGATCTCATATTACCTAAAACCACGGACATTTCAACACCTGTTGGTGTTACGATTGCACTACCTGATATGGTT